AAAGACAGATGTGGCGGGAAAAAAGGCCGATCCCTGTCCGGATCAATAAAACGACAATCGTATTACGAAATAGAAAATGATACGCAAAGGAGACAAGTTTAAGGTGCATTGGGCCGGTCATACATGTTATGAAGGCCGAATATACCAAGTCACATCGATTATACATGACTGCACATGTCCCAATCCTAACTGCTTCGTAAACGGTAAACCGGAAGTTCCCCGCAGACCCCACGCCCATATCAGGGCGGATTTGATTAAATGCCCATACCCGCAAATGGAGATGAGAGATTTTATCTTTAACGGGATCGATGAAGAAACGTTGATTGATATTGAAAATTCAACTTATCATCTGGAGATCGTACGGGAAAAAGGCGATCAATTGTCATTGTTTTAGTTCTAACAGATAAAAAAATAGCTTATTAATATGAAGAAGCAAAGCTGGAAAATGCACTTTTATAAAGGAGTCCCCTGCCGATGGGACGGAGACCGTTACGATGAAGAAAGGGAGAATTATATTTTTGAGGCCGACCTGTATATCTCAGGTTACGAAAGGGGCCGTTCTTCTGCGGTCATGCTTCTTGTCCCATTTAAGGACAAGAATAAAGATTTCTTTTCTCATAAATTCCATTATCGGGTATTTATGAGTGATATCGAAGATATTGTAAAAGGAATGGTTAGGGGCCGGATAAAAGGTTCTTTCACCTGGGTAAAGAAAGGTTCCGATTATGGGATTCAACTGGTTAAAGTAACAGACCGAAAAAATGGAAATGCAGAGAGTTGTATTGGATGAGAACGTTATCCCGCCGATGACGCATCCCTGGGGACAAGTATGGAAACAACCGGACAGAAACAATCTGGTTCTTGATGACAAATATGCCATGATGTATAGATGGGATTTTGAGATGCTGCCGGATTATACCGGTTCGGAACCGACCGGCAAGTATAATGGTAAAATGTGGAAGGCTCAGTATGACTCTTGTGG